GGAGCTGAATATATTAGTAAAAAAGGTAAAAATATTAGCACCTCTATACAAATACCAGTTGGTAGAAAAATTAGAGAAGCGGCCAGAGTAGAAAAAGCAAGAGCGGCTGCTAAAGCTTTAAGAGAAATGGGGAGATAAATGCCGTCAATCTGTAGGAAAGGCGATAGTTTAAGTACCGGTCACGCATGTACTGGTACAACAACACTAGATACGCCTGGCCAAAGTACAGTTCGGGCAAATAGTATATTAATCGCAAGAGTGGGTGACCCAACAGTAAGTCACCCTTTCCCACCGGCACCTCCTTGTGCCCCTCACGTTGCAAACGTTAATGTAGGCAGTTCAACAGTTTCAGTCTGTGGTAGTCCAATAGCTAGAATAGGTGATAGTACAGACGCTGGAGCAATGACTTCAGGTTCTTCAAATATCTTTGCTGGTTAACGTATAAATATATACGTAATGCCAAATTTTGATAGTAGTAACACTAACAACAGTAAACGAGCAAATAGAATCTATAAAGACTTGGATTTGAATTTTGGTCGTAATGTAGTAACAGGTGATGTAAATAAATTGACCGATGTAGAGGCCGTTAAAAGAAGTGTTAGAAATTTAATTAATACTTCTCACTTTGAGAGACCTTTTCATCCAGAAATTGGCAGTGATGTTAGAAGAATGTTATTTGAACCAATGACACCTCTTACAGCACTTAACTTACAAAGAAAAGTTGGCGAAGTTCTAAATAATTTTGAACCTAGAATAAAATTAGTACAAATTTTAGCTAGACCAAATTTAGATAGAAATAGTTATCATTTAACAATTATGTTCTATGTTATAGGTTCATCGGAGCCAATAACAGTAGAAACATTTTTAGAAAGATTAAGATAAAATGGCAAGCAATAAACTAGTAGTATCTGATTTTGACTTTGATAACGTAAAATCAAATTTAAAAACATTTTTACAAAATCAACCAGAATTTTCAGACTATAATTTTGAAGGATCAGGCTTTGCCGTTCTTTTAGATACATTAGCATACAACACACACTATCTTGGCTTCAATGCTAATATGTTAGTTAACGAAACTTATTTAGATAGTGCAGATATAAGAAAAAATATAGTCGCATTAGCAAAGATGATAGGATATACACCATCATCTGTTAGATCGCCAGTATCAACTATTGACATAACAGTAAACAACGCTTCAGGTTCAAGTATCTTAATGAATAAAGGTACAACGTTTACGAGTTCAGTAGATGGCACAGGTTATAACTTTTTAACTAATGAAGATATTACAATTACACCTTTAAACGGTGTTTATAAATTTTCAGACGTTAATTTATACGAAGGTACTTTAGTTACTTTTAAATATACAGTTGATAGTACAGATACAGATCAAAGGTATATAATACAAAATTTAAATGCTGATACTTCTACTTTAAAAGTAACAGTTCAAAACTCTGTATCAGATTCAACATTAAACACTTACACATTAGCTACAGGTTTAAGAAATATAACAGATACATCTAAAATTTACTTTTTACAAGAAACAGATAACGGTAAATTTGAAGTTTATTTTGGCGATGATGTTATTGGTAAAAAATTAGAAGATGGTAATATAGTTATATTAGAATATATCGTTACAAACAAAACTGAAGCTAACGGTGCTAAAACTTTTGAGTTAGCCGGTAGTATCGGTGCTTTTAGTAACGTAACTATATCTACTAAAGCAAATGCTCAAGGCGGATCAGAGGCCGAAACAAAAGAGTCTATAAGATTTAATGCGCCTTTACAATATACAGCACAAGATAGAGCAGTTACAGCTACAGATTATGAATCAATAGTTAAGACATTATATCCTAATGCATTATCAGTTAGTGCTTGGGGAGGAGAAGACGATGAAACACCGGTTTATGGTGTTGTAAACATTGCTATCAAAGCGGCTTCAGGTTCTACTTTAACAGAAACAACAAAAGCCTCTATTGTAAAAGGATTAATACCTTACAACGTAGCTTCAGTTAGACCAGCAATAGTTGATCCAGAAACAACATCAATTATGTTAACAAGTGTAGCTAAGTACGATAAAAAAGGTACTAGTAAATCTGCTGACACTATTAAGTCAGAAATAGTTACGGCTGTTACAAACTATAACACAACTACTTTACAAAAATTTGATGGTGTGTTTAGATTTTCTAAATTAACAGGTTTAATAGATGATGTTGATACAAGTATACTATCTAACATAACAACTGTTAATATGAGAAAGAATTTTACACCAACTATAGCGTCTTCAACAAAATACGATGTGTACTTTAGAAATGCAGTTTATAATCCTCATTCAGGTCATTCAAGTGTTTTATCATCAACTGGTTTTAAAGTTACAGGCAGTGATAATGAAATGTTTTTAGATGATGATAGTAATGGTAACGTTAGAAGATATTATCTAGTAAGTGGTGTTAAAACTTATGCTAACAATACACAAGGTACTGTTAATTATGAAACAGGTCAAGTTACTTTAAACTCATTGAACGTAGCTTCAATATCAAATATAAGAAATGCTGTTTCCAACGTTATTGAAATTACAGTTAAACCAAATTCAAACGATATTGTGCCTGTTAGAAATCAAGTGGTAGAAATAGACGTTACAAACTCAAATATAACTGTAGAGGAAGATACATTTGTTGGTGGTTCATCTGAAGCCGGCGTAGGCTACAATACTACAACAAGTTACTAATTTAGCCAATGGCAAAATTTGATAATAAAATATCCAACTTAATAAACACTCAATTACCAGATTTTGTTGTTGATGATCACCCAAAATTTGTAGAGTTCTTAAAAACTTATTATCAATTTATGGAAGCTGCCGAGTTAGGCGTAACTTCTATTCAATCTACAGACGGAATTAATTTAGAAAATCAAACAGGCGTACAAAACAATTTAGTATTAGATGGTGGTTCACTTGGTGCTGAAAATACTCAATTAGACCTTGATGATAAGATAATATTAGAAGATAGTAGTTTTGGTAAATTTACATATAAAGAAACTATAACAGGACAAACTTCTAAAGCAACTGCTGTAGTATTAACTGAAGATTTAGATTCAAATAGACTATTCATAACATCGCAAGACAAATTTATAACAGGTGAAATTGTTAAAGGCGAAAGTTCTAACGCTCAAGCAGTTGTTAATACATATAGACCTAATCCTGTTCAATCTATTCAACAATTAACAAATTTTAGAGATCCAGATAAAGTTATTTCTCAATTTTTAGATAATTTTAGAAATGAGTTTTTTAAAACTATTCCAGATAATTTATCTTCAGGAATAAACAAAAGAAATCTAATAAAAAATATAAAATCTTTATATAAGTTAAAAGGTACACAAAAAGGTCACGAAGTATTTTTTAGAATACTTTTTAACAATCAATCTGAAACATTTTATCCTAGAGAACAAATGTTAAAAGTATCAGATGGTAAATGGAATACACAAACAGTTTTAAGAGTACTAAGTACACAAGGAGAAACTTTAAGTTTAATAGGAAGACAAATAAAAGGAAGAACATCAAACGCAACGGCAATAGTAGAAAATGTTGAAAAATTTTATGTTGGTGCTGATGAAGTTTCTGAAATTACTATAAACAAAGAAACTCTTGTAGGTACTTTTGCTGTAAGTGAAACTATAGAGGGTACTGAAAGTGATCAGTCAGATTATTACATTCTAGCTACTATTACAGGTGTACCAGGAACAAAAACAATTAATAATGACGGTAACCTTTATACTACAAATGATATAATAAAAATTTCAGGAGGAGGTCAACAAGCCTCTATGCAAATTAGCGATGTTGGTTCTGGTAAAATAACTGAAATAGTTGTTGATAATGGTGGATCAGGATACAAAATAGGAGATACTTTATCTTTTGATAACACAGGTACTTTTGGTAGTAATGCTTCAGGTGTTGTTACAGTTGTTAACGGTGCAGTTTCTAATGAAGATACTGATCATATTGTACTAGAAGAAGAAACATCTGCCGGCGATCATCTTACAGGAGATAAAATTGTTTTTGAATCAGGCACAGGTACAGGAGATATTACAGATATTTATTTAACAAATGGTGGTGACGGTTATAAATCTTTACCAACTGTTACTGTAACGTCTGATTCAGGCACAGCTTCGGAAATATTAGCATATGGTAATAATGTAGGAAGAATTTTAGGAATAAAAACATCAAATTTAGGTATTAAATACGAAAATTCTCCTTCTCCATCTTTAGCATTCATAAACAACTTATTTTGTACTACAGTTGCAGGTACATTTACTAATGGAGATACAGTTACAGGTGGCAATTCAAGTGCTACAGGATTAGTTTCAGGTTGGGATTCTTCTAGAAATATATTAAAATTAAAAGAGGTTTCAGGAACCTTTCAAGCAAACGAAACAGTAACATCTGGATCAGGTAGTGCAGTACTTAAAAATATAGATGTAGCTTCAATAAGTTTAGATGTAACTGGTGTAGTAGACACAGACGGAAAATTCTTAAATGAAAAAGGTCATATTTCAGAAACTACAATGAAAGTACAAGATAGTTTATATTATCAAGATTTTTCTTATGTATTAAAAGTAGGTAACTCAATTAATTCATGGAGAGACGCATTTAAAAAAACAATGCATACTTCAGGTTTTTATTTTACAGGACAAGTTAATTTAGAAAGTAGATTAAATTTGAAAAATAAAATAGCAGAAGCTATTAATACAGGTGTAGATGGTACACCTATAAAACAAGTATTGAGTTTATTATTTACTTCTATGTTTGGTAGAAGATTAGGAACAGTAGATGACAGTTCTAGTTTAAGATCAAATCCTCAACAAGATGTTTCTTTTTATGGCACCAATACAAGAGCTGTAACTTTAAGACGAGAACCTATTGGTGTTAGACTAAATTTAAGATTAAGAAGAAAAGTTGGAACAGGTATACTACCTGATTTAAACAGTATTAATATAAGTCAAGGATTTGCATATTGTGGACCAAGTTTTGGTTCAATAAACAAATATGCTAATACAGCATATGGTGTCACTGGTAATAGATCAGGTGGTATCAATGGTACAACTGGTATTACTTTTGCAGTTTTAAATGATTTAAAAATAACTGGTACTAGATCAAGTCTAGATGGTACAACAGCATTATTAAAAACGATAACTGGCAATGCCGGGGGTGGACCAAATGAAGATGATTTTGGAAGGATGTTAAAGACCAACTTTACTTTTCCAGCAGATATTACATTCCCAGGAGAAGAATCGTTTAGTGGTACTACCAATAAATTTGATAGCACTAATGAAAAATTTGACCAAACAAACGTATAAATATAACTATAAATAGAGATAGAAATGGCAAAACAAACAATATCAATCGGTTCAGCACCAAATGATGGACAAGGTTCTACAATAAGAGCCGGTGGTGATTTAATCAACGATAACTTTAACGAAATTTATACTGCTTTTGGAGATGGTACTAATTTAAGTTCTGGTTTTATTGTAGGTAAACTAGGAGGTACTAATTTTTCTAATAGTATCATCGTTGGTCACTCTACAACAGGAACATTAAGTAACGCCACACAGAATACTTCTATTGGCTTAGCAGCTATGGACGCTATAACTTCAGGAAATAGAAATACTGTCGTAGGTTATCAAGCGGCTACTAGTCTACAAGATGGTGAAGATAATATTGCTATAGGTAAAGATTCAATGCAAAGTGCAGTATCTCCTTCAGGTAACGTTGCCATCGGAACAAATTCTTTAAATGCTAATATATCATCGGTTGATAATACTGCCGTAGGTAATGAAGCAGGTAAATTAGTAACAGGAAGAAATAATACTTTTTTAGGTGCTGAAGCCGGAAATAATGTTACAACAGGATCAGGAAACGTACTTATAGGTAGTACTCAAGCAGATTCAGCTACAGGTGATAGACAACTAGAAATTGCTGGAAATGATGGAACAACACATACAGTTTGGTTAAAAGGAGCTAGTACAGGTGAGGTTACTGTAGTAATGGATCCTGTTTCAAATTTAGGTGTTGCTACTAAACAGTATGTAGATAGTACAGCTGCCGGTTTAAATGTACACGAATCAGTTGCAGTTGCAACTACACAAAATTTAGCTACCGAAACAGGTGGAACAGTTACATATAATAACGGAACATCGGGTGTTGGAGCAACTCTAACATTGAGTTCAGCTATGTCAACTTTAGACGGTTACAGTTTAGTAAATGCAGATAGAGTTTTAGTTAAAGATGAGGCAAATCAAGCACATAACGGTATTTACGTAAGAACAAGTTCAACAGTTTTAACTAGAGCTGCAGATTATGATCAAGCTTCTGATGTTCAAGCAGGAGATTTTGCTTTTATAGCAAACGGAACAGTAAATGATAATAGTTCATTTGTACAAACAACTCCAATGGTTACTATGGGTACTACTAATATGACTTGGTCTCAATATGCTAAAGCGGGAACAGGTACTATGTCTACTCAAAATGCAAATGCTGTTAATATTACTGGTGGATCAATCAGTTTATCAGCCGTTTCAAATACTCAAAGTCTACTAGTAAAAAACTCTAGTGGTGCAACATTAAAAACAATTTATGGAACATCTTCATAGGAAGTATTATAAATAGGAATAACAATTATGCCAGCGATAATAACAAATAAATTCAGAATTAATAATAGTGAGCAGTTTCACGAATCTTTCACGGAATCTTCTCCAAATATTTACTATCTAGGTCTAGCAAGACCACAAGCTTATGGTACATCTACAAGAGGTGATGGCCGAACAGATTACGAAGGAACAGACGCAAATCCAGTAATACCAAGTGATACTGTAGTTACAGAATTTACTACTTTTGATGATTTATTAGCTGCTAAAAAAATTGCAAGTTCAGATGTTAGTTTTGCAATACCAAGAAGAAATTGGACAACTGG